TGTAAATGCGCGCGCGGTTTCAGAAGGTTTTGAAATGGTTTCAGATGGTCTAGCCCGCAGGACCGCCCGCAAGGACTGCCAATTAACCATCCTTTAAGGCCCCGTTCACCAGGTCGTCAGGGCCGACCGCCTCCAACTGTTCGTCCCAACGCTCACGTAAACGTAGCTGGAATCGACGCACACCAAGCCCGCGCCATGGCCCCATGTAGTCCCGTCGGCGGCGAGGATCGTCTTTGGAGCCAGTTGCAGAACCGTCGCCAGGCTGAAGACGCCCGGGTCCGCGCTCGCAATTACCGCCATCAGAAAGCCCGAGTCCGTCCAGGGTTGCCCCAGCGTAAACACCCAGTTGGTGCCGATCAGAGCAGGAACTGACTGCGAGAACTCCCAGTTCGGCGGCGAGAGGTAGTGCGATATTTCCAGCGCGGGAGCCCCGGCCAGCCCGTTCGTGGCGACCGTTACCACCAGGTTCGTGCCGTCCGCCATCACCACACTCATTGAGTTGGTCACAGCGACTGGCATCGAATAAGCCACGCTGAAGCTCTCGTTACCAAGGAACGATGCCCGCAGCGCGTTGGTGCCCGATTGCAGCTTCCAAGCGTTGTTTAAATGCAACCCGTGCCCGTTTAATTGCACATCCGACGGCGCCGACCACCAAGCCGTTGAGTTGTATAGCGCGTCGACGTAGCCTTTATTGGCGGCGGCGTGATCCTCAGCCGGGTAATCCACCAGCAACCTCTGCGCCAACACTTGGTTCGTTTTGCCAAACAAATCCGGGCGCGTCTGCACCTGAACCACCACATTGGAGATTACCGAGTCCACCGGAATGGGATAGATTGAACTAACCGGCGAATAGTGATCCGCATCCGTCAGCGCAATCTTCGTCACCCCAATCATCGCTGGCATCCAACCCGACACCTTGTGCCACGCCGCACCTCCATTTGTGCTCCAAAGCACCACCGGCATCCCCGACTGCACCTTATAGCTCAGCGAGGCTATGTTCGTTATGCTCCAAGGTAGCTCATTGGTCGTGCCCCAGGCTGAGGTAAAACTATTTGTGCTGAACCCCCCCGCCGTCGGGCTATTCACAATCGAGTTCGTATCCGCATCCGCCAAGCCACCCTCCAGTTCAGCCATCCCCTGGGCGAGCCGATTCATGTTCTCCCTCGCCGCCCACCAAGCCTGCCAGGTCTCCAGCCCAGCCGGCAGGTTGCTCTTCCAACCCGCATTAGTAAACCAGAACTCATTGGTGAACCACAGCGAGTTCGTATAGTAGGAGTTGGTCCACCACAGCGCATTGGTCCACACAAATGGATTCGTCTGCGTCAAACTCAGTGGCAGTGGAATCAACTCCGCCGCGCGACCACCGATAACAATCCCAACTGCTCCCACCACCACCGCAAATATCTTATTCATAACTTCGTCCTGTCCGTGCTGATTTCAATCCGATCCTCCGCCAGCGGCGGCTCCGTCCCGCAGTAATTATCGATAAACGCATGCCCATACTCTGACCCCACATCCCCCGGCCCAAGGTCCACCGTCCCCGGCCCGGCATACCGTTGAATCGTCGTCACCCCCGTCAGTTGCGTGTCGTGCCCGTCGTAAGGATGCTCCTCCGTCGTTCGTTCCGTCGCAGGCTCCATTAGCTCATAATGAGCCTGCACCAGGTCCGCGCGCCGCTTCGTCACCATCCGCGTCTTCGTCGCCTCCGCCCCATCCAATCCCCACACCAGCACCTCCGCATGCGGCTGCCCCGCCACCTGGCCCACGTGCTCCGCGCTAGCAAGCGCGATCGGCCCCGTCGCCCCGCGCTCCCACGTGATCAGCCGCCGCGGCACTCTGCCCTCCGGCTCGCTCAAATCCACATTGTCCAGCATCCCCACCACATCCGCGCGACACGCGCTCGGCGGATACGCACCGCTCAACGTCACCGACCCCTCCTCCTCAAACGTCGTGATCTGGTCGTAATTATTCTGCTCCCACCTCCACCGCTTCACCCGCAGCATCGTCTTGGTTCGCTCCGCCTCCCACTTGTAGATATTCAAATTCGGCCCAACATCCGGCACCTCCACCAACATCTCACCGATCCGCATCTCCGGCGACGTCCACTGCGAATCTCCCGTCGTCACAATCGTCCCATCATCCTGCCGCTGCCACGTCGCCGACCCACTCCCGCCGAACTCCGTTCCCCAGGACGGCGGCACCGGGTCCGGGTCAAGACTGATGCTCGCATAAACCAAAGCCCCATCCCTACTATCCCAGGTGTGAACCGTCGTCGCCGTCAGCACGCACAACGTGTTCTCCCACGTCGGCGGAAGCAAAGCGAAAAACCTATACGTCCGCGTCGCCGTTCGCGTCAGATACCTCGCCGGCTCATTATCATCCGGCTTCAAATGAGCATCATAGCTTCCCACCCCCGGCCAGCTCGGGTCCGTCCCCGGCACAAACTCGTAATACCCTGGTGGATCAATGTAATCCAAATGCGCCGGCAAACCCTCGGATTCCCACTCCCCCAGCGACCAATCCGGCCACGGAATATATTTCGGCCACACCTTACTGGCCTCCACCTGCCACGCCGGGCACCCCTCCGCACATCCGCAACAGTTATCCATCAACGGTGCCATCGCGCATCACACCTTGACGGGCTGCAACATCGGTATCCAGGTCTTATACTCGTTGCAGCTATCGTTCGCATCCTTGTAATGAAACTCCACCCCCACCGCCCGGCCGCACACATTCGCATCTACCCACTTCACCTCATCCTCCGCAATCATCACCCCCGTGTTATCCACCGCCAGGGCGTAAATCACATCCCCCACCTTGTAAGGCTGCACCACCACCGTCCCCGCCCCGCGAAACTCCGCCGGCTTCGCCACCGCAAACTCGTCGCCCACAAAATCCTCGTTGTCCCATCGCTTCACCAGAAACGAGTCATCCTGCGACAACACCGTGATCTTGCACTGCATCACTTTCCCGCCCCCGCCGATAAAGAGGTCCCTGAAGGCGGCGATTGTCAGCGCCAGCACCGCGCCAGCGCCGCTCCCACCAGTGACATTGTTCGGCGTGCCTGGCGCAACGGAGTATTTGCCCCGCGTCGCGATACTGATCCCAGAGATCGCGCCCGTCGCCGTAACGGCCGTCACGGTGAACGTCGCCTGCGTGCCTGTTCCGCCCGCCGCCGTCAGAATGTTCCCAACCTGGTAGCTGGCGCCAGGCGTCGAAACTTGAGCCACAAATACCTCGTAGCTGTCGGTATCTACCGCCGTGCTGTGGCCATCATCCTCCGAATCCGGCACCACCTGGCTCGCCGCCACGCAGCAACGCTTCTTATTGCCGCTAGTGTCAGTCCAGTGGACTCGGCGAAATCTCATGTAGGCGTCGCCCATGTCAACTCCCTGCGTGCGCCAGGTCGCTTAGCTTGAACGACACCGCCGGGTAGCCGTTCACCAACGCATCGCTATCGTCCACGCCGCGCAGCCTGAACTCGCCGCCCGCAGCGTCATGCTGCACCTGCAGCGCCGTCGAGCTTCCTGGCACAGGCGCCTGTGTGGTGTGGAATGACACCGGCTGGTTGCCGCTCGTCGTGTTCTCTTGCGCCGTCGCGCCGCCCATCTGGCTATTGTTGTCGCCGTCGCTCCCATTGACGCGCTGCGAACCGTAGTCCATCACCAGCCGCCGCCGCCAGAGCTCCAGCAGCTCGAACAGTTCCCCCGGCGCCAGGTGCGCTGCAGGCCCAAAGCTCACGACAGTCCGGCCTCGGAACCAATCGATGTCCACCATCTGCACGGTCGCGTCCATGTGGCTCCAGTCGTCGGCGCCGCCAGCCAGGTTCAACAGGTATTGCGGACCCCAGATCATCCCAACAGCCGGCACCAGGCTCGCGTCGCGCTCAATGATGGTGTGCTGCCCCTCGTGCTGCAGCCATTGCAGAGACGCCCAAAGGTAACGCGCCAGACCCCAGACCACCCCACCCACCGTGATTGTCGGCGGCGTCTCCATTGGCACAATCGTCCGCGCGTAAAGCTGGTTGCCGACTGCACTGTTCGTGATCTGAACCCGCACCGAGATGTCATGCCCGTTGGCGCTGTCGACCCGCCGCACGACTCTGCCAGCCGCGTCCACCTCGTTATACGTGAACTTCGCGCTTACGGTGACGTGCTGCACCTGGATCGAATCGCCTTCGCCGTCCCGCATCCAGGTCATAATGTCGCCATTGATATACTCGTTGGGCAGAGTGTCCAGCGGTCCAGGAAGCGCGGTCACGGTGCCGGCCTCGTCGCGAATCGTGATGCTGTTTGCAACCAGGGTGAGATTCTCCACGGTGTCCAGCGCCAGCTCGCGCTTCTTGATCTTCCACCAGTTCAAATCCGTGGGATCGAGCGCGGCCGAGGTGACCACGTATTGCTCTTTCGATCCAGGCGCCAAATCCAGCGCACAGACAATCGACCGGGCACCAGTCCCAGTGGACCCCGGGGGCCAGACATCGTCGGCAAACGCGCCCCAGCCCTGCATCAAATATTGCAGGCACACGTCCGAGCACATCAGGTCCGGCCTCGGCGTAACGTCCGATGATTCGTGCGAGCTGCCCGCGCCAACAAATGGCTGATCATTGGAGTGGGCTCTCCCCTTGCCATCAACCCAGCCGCTATAGGGCAGAGTCTTTGCCTCAAGGTTCTCACGCAGCTTCCAGTGAAATGTCGGCGGCGTCGTGCTGTGGTCGATATACATCAGCGCATCCGGCACTGGCCTGGCGCAAACCTCAAGCGCCTGCAGGCACTTTATGGCGCGGGCGGGGAAAGCCCCCACTGGCGTCGCCGGTTCAATATCCCCGATCTGCAGGCTAACCCCGCATACATTGATGGCGTAGTTCAGTATTTCCGTCGCCTGCTGCCCAACGTTCAACGGAGCGAATGGCCACTGGAAAGCCTGGAATAGATTCAGCGTCGCAAAATACCTCGTGGTCGCCCCGGCCACTTTCCACACCTGCTGAAACGTAATCCGCTCCAAGTCCCAAAACGCATCCGCAAACGTCAGCATGTCAGCCGGTGCCGTGGGGTTGCACTGGCGACGCTCGGTGACCTGCTTCCCCTGGAATACAATGTCACCGCCGCCATAGCTCCCGTCGTCCTGACGCATCCGCCCGCGCCGAATGACCACCTGCCCCTCGAATGGGATTGGTGGGTTCTTCGTCAGGTTCTTCGCGCCGGGAACTCTCACCGTGAAAAGGTGGCCGCGCAGGTTGGCAATCGAGGATTTCGGGTCAGTGAATCCCCACTCCCGGAAAGTCTTCTCCGCGCCGTTGCAGCTAAGAGTCCAGAGGCTTGCTGCCATAACTCCTTACGGATGAAACTGCGATCCCTTGCCACCGCCCCGCAGCTCCGCAACCTCTCGCTCCAGCGAATCAATCCTCCCCTTTAACTGCGCGTTAATGGACCCTAGATTTGCCATCACATTGGCCAACCTCCCCGCCTGCGTTGCGAAATTGTCCTGGTTCTTTGCCGCCCACTCCATCTGCGCGACTGCCGTCTGCAGCGTGACGCCGTGGCCGGCCAGCGCCGAGCCGATCTCCACCAACCGCCGCTTCGACTCCTCGGTGACTTGCTTGTGATCGCGGACTTCCTTCGCGATGTTAATGCCCTCCTGCACGTCGCCCATTGCCTGCCGTCCAATCGGCGCATTTGCCCAGCGCGCAAATGATTCGTCGCCAGCCGCGCCGTGGCGGGCCGCGCTCTCCGCCGCCGTCCGCGCCTGCGCCGTCTTGAACTCGCGCTCCTGCTCTTTGCGCCGTTGCTCGGCAGCCAGGCGCTCGCCCTCGATGCGCTTCACTTCCTCATCCGCGGCTCTGGCCTGGTCGATCTGCGTCTGCGCGGCCTTGGTCTCGTGTTTGATAAACGCTTTCTGTTTATCAATCGTCAGGTCGCTCTCTTCCACTGCCTTGCGCAAATGACGCCGCTCATGCCATTCCGTATCGGTTGGGTCCAGGGTCTTCTTATCCAGCTCTTCCAGCCGCTCCCGGCGCTTTTCCTGCGCCTCCTCCTCAGCCTTCAGCCGGGCCTTGTCCGTTTCGATCCGAGCGCGAATCTCTTCCTCCGACTGCAGCCCGGCTTTCTTTCCACGCGCTTGCGCTAGCTCATTGTCCAGCCTGGCCCCTTCCGCCTTGGTGGCCTCCAGCGTGCGCGCCCGCTGCTCCATCTCAAACGCCGCCGTATCGTCCTCGCGCTTGCGCTTCTTAACCGCGTAACGCTCCTCGATCTCCAGCAGCTTCTCGGCGCGCTTCACCGGGTCTTTTTCCGTGGCATCCACGCGGGCGATCTCGGCCTTCTTCCTGGCGTCGTCGAGTTTCTCCTCGGCGGACATCTGCAACTGGTGGGCTTTGAGCAGGTCCTCGGACTTCTGCGCGGCGTTCTCGGCCGCGGTGGCAATCGCCTGCAGTTGCCGCTCGTAGGCGCCGGCCTCCAGCTTCGCCGCCGCCAGCGCGTCCTTCCCCTTATCCACCGCGCTCGCCATGCTCTCCCAGCCGGCAGTGATCCCCACCGTCTCCTCAAGCTGCTTGATCCCCTCCCGAGTCTTGTTGATCAAAATTGACGCAATTCCCAGCCCGGCGGTCAGCGGGTTGAACAGATACCGCGCCATCTGACCAACCACGGGAAACTCCCCTCCCAACGCGCTCAGCGCCGCCCGCAGCTCCTGCTTCTTGCCCGTCAACCAGCCTGTTTTCTTGCCGTGATCTTCCTCTTCCTCGCCCGCCTTCTTAATCTCCTGGGCAATGTCTTTGACCGCCCGCTGCCCGGGCGCGGCCCCGGCCACGTCCGAGCTCACCCGGATCAGCACGTCCAACCTGGAATCGCTATCAGCCATCGGTCCTGGTGGTCCTATCTACGGCGCCCCCCACATCACAATTTCGGAGGGATCACTCTCCCCATCATAGTTTGTCCCATTTCCAACCTCGGTAGCGTAGCCTGTAAACGCATGGATATTGCTGCTCACCAGCACCGGTCCCCAGGCAAACGGAGTCGCGAACACATTAGTCATTGTCCACTGGTTGCCTTCCTCCGTGCAATAAAGCCTGATCTCCCCACCCGTGTTCCCAGTCCCGGTCGTCGTTTGTGTCAATTGCCCAACAGCGAAATCGAGCAGCGGCGGCGGAGGAGGAGCTAGTTCTGGCGCGCTGTTTGTCGGCATGGTGCTCGGCAGACTCGCTGCGTTGTAGGTTCCCCCGTCAATCGGAACGTAGATCGTCAGTGCCCCCTTCCAGCCGTTCATCGTCACCTGGTAGCCGTTGGGCTCCATGTGCGCCGTCGCCAACCCGTTGGTCGGATAGCACGACAGCGCTGGCCCCCAGACGATATTGGTCCCGTTCCTATCCGGGCTTCGGAGCGGTGCCAGCCTCAACGACTTCGTCTGCGCCCCGCCCGTCATCGTCAGCAGGGGGAAGACCACCGTCGCCGGCCCGTTCGACGCCGAGCGATACCAGCTTAGGTCCGTCGCCAAATCCACCGCGTTGTAGGTCATGCCGTTGGTCGGCACCGTAATCGACATCACCCCAGGCGTGGAAGCCATCGTCACCTGGTAGTCATTCGGCTCCAGCTCCACCGCCGCCACGCCGTTGGTCGGGTAAAACGTATTGCCCGCGCCCCAGCCCCAGAAGATATTCGACCCGTCTTCGTCGGGATCGATCAGCGCCTCAATCGTCAGTGCTCTGTTTTGCGGCTGACCCGCGCACGTCTTCAGGTAAAAGTATACCGTGGACGTCGTCGCCCCATTCAAAGGGAGGGCGAGCGTCCCCGCCAGCCCGAGTATCAATGCCAGTCGTTTCATGCTTGTTCGTGTCTTTCGTGTGTTTCGTGGTCTATGCCGAGTCTGTCTCCGCGCCCGCCGCATCCGGGTCCACCGTGGTGTAGATGCCGGTGTAGTTGTAGCTGCATTCCGAGCTGAGCCCCTTGGGCAACGGCGTGAACCCAGTCATCACCGCGCCCACGAGGTAAGTCGCCCCTCCATCCTGCTCGATCTTCAGGTCCACCGCCTGGGGAAGCGTCAGCGGATGCAGCGCCAGGAACTCCAGCGTTTCTTTCCGCGACGCGTGCGGGCGCGCGACCACAAAGTTGACGTCCCAAATCCGGTTGCCCAGGTCGCCCACGAATTGGTTGGCCGCTTGGAAAATCGGGGTGACCATCGCCAGCCCGTGCATCGTCGGCCGGAAGTCGATGATCGCCCGCGTCCGATCCGCCTCATCGCCGATCAGCACGTAATTCCCGCCGCCTGCAGTTCGGTAGGATATTTTCAAGCCGCGTCAACTGGATCAGAAGCTCGCCAGCGCGACCGCCGCCCCTGCGTTGAACCGCACCTGGCTGTGCCAGCCCAGCTCGTTTACCCGCAGCGCCACGTAGCCGAACCGGAAGCCCGGCCCGCGAATCACCGGCTTGTTCAGCGTGAACACCGTCGCTGCGTTGTTGTCCACCACCGTCAAGTTGTTGGTGGTCTGCTGCGCGCTCAGGAACGACCCCTGCCCCCAGCTCGCCCCGGTAGTGCCGCCGATGCCCAGCACGTCCAGCACCTGCTTCATCGTCGGCCCCATCGGCACGCACTTGGCGAGAATCTCCATCCCCGCCAGCTCGTAGTCGATGGTCAGACCCTGGACCTTCCGCTCCGTCCAGCTCGGGTTAAAGTCCACTGACGCGCCGTCCTCGGGCCAAATCTCCGTGAAGTTCGCCTGCGTCCCCCACACCGCCTTGTAGCGCTGCTGCAGGTAGCTCGGCAGCCCCGCAAACTGGCCGCCGGGATCGGCGACGCCTTCGCTCGCCGTGTAGAGCGAGTTGTTGGCCCCCAGCACGATGTCCCCGCCCGTGGTCTTGCAGATGCCCGTGATGGTCATCGCTCCCAGCAGCGGCTTGTTCGCGCTGAAGGTCACCGTCGGCGGCTTGGTGATGACCGCGTTGGCAATCACGACCTGGTCGCCCCCGGTCGCCCACACCGTGCAGCTCACTTCCGCGCCCCCGCCGATGTATTGCGTCCCGTAGTAGCCATTCGTGAAGATCGCCGGCACCACCACCTGCAACAGCGCCTGCAGCGTCGTCCCGGCCGTCACGCCCTGCGGCGTGAACGTCAGCGACACCTTCGGATTGATGACCAAACGGTCCACTCGCGGCCCGAACATCGACGACGCCTTCTCCTCGATCCCGTCGTCCACCATCAGGTTGATGTCGTCCGGCGTCCAGAACCACAGCCCGCCAAAGTTGACCTTCGCTGGCCCGCGTAAAACCTTTGCTCTCGTCAGTCCCATATCGTTCTCGCTTTCTGCCTTAGTTGCTTGGCTATCTGGCTATTTGCTCCTCGCTATTCAGCGCCGGCGGCCGCCTTCGCCGCTTCCGGTGGCGCTGATGGCGCCTTCTGCCCCTTCAGGTTCACGAAGAACTCCCGCCGCTCCGCAAAGACCTGGTGGAAAAACTCCCAGTCCTTGGGATCGTGCGAGGCGTCGCTGAACGCCTTCATCTCCGCAGCCGCCGTCTCGAATGGCTCCAACTCCAGCGTGGTGGCTGCCGCGTCGCTGGCGCTCTTATACAGGTCGAACTTTGTCTTCATTGTCTTGTCTCTTCTCAGCGCCTTAGCGCCTTTGCGTGAGGTCATGGATTGTTCATCGCCTCACCAACGTTGCTGCCCACCATGCCGGCCTTGTATGCCGCCCAGCGGAGGACAGCGCCCTGCATGGCAAAAGGGTTTTGGTATTTGGTCGCGTCCGGATTCCCCGGCCCCGGAAAGCTCCCGTCTGTGGTGTAGTAGATGTCCGCCCCGGCGACGGCCTTCAGCGTCACTTGCAGCGCCTGCTCCTGGATCGTCGGCACCGGCACGCGCTCGATCTGCTTCGGGTCCGACGTCAGCCGCAGCCGCAACGACACCCGGTAAGCCACCAGCCCCTCCCACTCCTCGGTCGGTGTGATCGGGCGGTCGTCCGAGTAGAGCGACCCCAGCCCTTCAAACATCAGACCGTGCAGGCACTCCAGCACCATCTGCGCGATGTTCTCGGCCTCGATCTGCGTGCCTGCTTCGGCGGTCATGTTCTGGTTCGGCTCCTCCATCACCACGCACGTCACCAGAAACTGCCCCGAAGGCCCCGGCAGGTTCGGCTCGGTCACCTGCATCGTTGGCATCTCCACCAGCACGCCCGCCCCGGCCTGCGCCCCCTGGCGCGGCTTCGCGTAAATCGCCGACGCGTCCACCTCGCTCTGCTGCCGCAGCTTGCGATACTGGATGACGTTGACGGCCGCCAGCCGGCTGTCACTCAGCAGCGCCATCGTCACGTCCTCCTGCAGTTGCACCAGGTCGATCATCGGGCTATGGCCTCCTTGATTGCCTGCGTCGCCGTCGCGCTCAGCTCCGTCATCGCCGGCAGCACGTTCGGGTCCGGCGCCTGGTCCACGCCACTGGACAATTTGAACAGGATGTTAAGCCGCGCCCGCTGCCGCCTGTTCGCGTTTCCGCCCATGCTGTGAATCAGGGTCTTGCGCAGCTTCGCTGAAATCTTTTCCGCCCGCGCTCCCTCCACCCCGCGCTGAGCCAGGTAGGCGCCCTTCTTGGTCTTGAGGAGGAACAGCCCGGGGAACTCGCTGGCCCGGTGTCCATAAGCCACCGGCGAGACGGGGATCGTCAGCGCCCGCGCATTCACCGGCTTGATCTGGCCGCCCAACCAGCGCTGCCGCACCCCGATCTGGTTCACGCTCACCATCACCCCTTCAGGCTCTCGCGACCAGAAGGTCGCCCGCGCCGCCCGTGCCCAGAAATGTGTGCTCGGCCACCCGCGCTTGTTGGTCCCGAGCCCGCGAAAATGTCTCTGCACCAGGCGTGCGCACGCAGGCCCGGCCGCAGAGGCCAACCGTTGAGGCGTGAGCCGCTTCTTCAGCTTCTCAATCGCCGGTGTCGCCTTGTCCTGGGTAACTTCAATCGTGACGCTCATGCCGCCTCCTTGAACAGGCTGCCCAGGTCGAACTGTGCCGGCTTCGCTTCCGCGCCCTCCTCGATGAGCCCCAGATCGGTCGCTTCCTTGCGCGAAACATCGTCGCACCACATCCCGCTGTTGAACGCGAACGGTGGAAACGGATTGCCCAGCGTATCCTCGTAGCCTCCCTCGCCGTCCCCCAGCGCCTGCCAAATGCCCGAAGACTTCAGCGCGCACATCCGGCCGCTCAGCCCCAGGCACGCCGCCGCCTTGGGATCGCCCGCCACCTGTGCCGCCAGCCGCCACCGTTGCGCCCAGTCACGCGGCTCATCCCGGTCCTCGTAGCGCACCAACTCCCAGGCCGGCCACAGATCCACCACGTCCTCATCCGCGTTGCCCTGGACAAACTTCCCCGCCCCCTGCGCCAGCTCCACGTTGGTCTTTACCACCAGATTGATCCGGGCGTCGGAGCTGAGGTCCTTGATCGTCCCTTCCGTCCCTTCCTCGGGCCGATATTGAATCTCCTTTAAGTAGCCCTTAATGAACGCCCTCAAGGAAGCCGGGTCCATCCCCTCAGTCACCGTCTGCGTCGCCCCCTCGCGCAGCACCTGCTGCGGATTAAGAATGCTCTCCACGCCCACCTTGTAACGCTCCAGCAACCCCTCCAGCGTCGTGCGCGCGCTGGTAAACGAAGTCCGCATCACCTCGCGGTTCAACTGCGCCAGCTCCGAGCTGCTCAGCGACGTCGGCATCACCTTCCGGGCAGCCAACTGCTTCACCGCCTCGCGAAACGGAATGGGCGCGTCAAAGATCATTCGTCTTTTGGTCCATCCGGGTTGGCGTATGGATGCGCCGCGTCGCTCGTGCTCTGGAACTGCGTCGCAGGCGGCGGCACCGGGTGTGTCCTGGGCAGCAGCTTGTTCTCGCTGTTCCAGTTCCCCGACTTCGGACTGCTGCCATCGGCCGGCGACTCCGGCGCGTAGTCCTGCTGGGTGATCTGCTTCAGCTTCGCCTGCGCGTCCTTGAATGCCTGCTCACGCTCCTTGGTCTGCATCTTCGAAAGCTGCGGCAACGAGATCAGCCAGCGCCAGCGCGCAATCGCTATCACGTCGCTGTGCAGCCCGTCCGGGACCGTCGCGTCCGGCCCCAGCGGATAGCTTCCCGCCGCGATTGCCCCCCGGCACTCGTTGACCGCCCGCTGCACAAAGCGCGGCAGCAAATCCGCCGCCTCCTGAATCGCCTTGATCGTCGCCACTTCACCCGGCGACATCTCGTCCAGCACGTCCTGCGAGGTTAACACGTTCCAAGCCATATCACTCTGTGCTTAGCGCCTTCGCGTCTTCGTTGTTGATCCCGTCCATTGCCAACTCGCGCAGCTCCCTCTTCACCAACCGCCGCTCCGCGACCAGGCCGGGAGGAGCGTGAATCACCACGCCGCGCTCGCCCCGAGGGAACAGTTCCGACCGGGTGCGCGCCTCGCGCTTCCGTCGCTGGGGTAGAAACTCTCGTGGCATACCTTTGCTATTGGCTATTTGCGATTGGCTATTGCGGGTGGGGCGGCGGCGCCAACTCCTAACGCCGCCGCCCGTGCCCAATGCCCGACTACGGAAACCGCATCGGGATGATCTTCTTGTCCAGGTAGGCCGCCGAGTTGGTCACCGCGCCGGTGTTGTTGTTGGTCACCACGCCGATCCCAACCCAGTTGAACCCGCCGATATACTGCTGGTTCAGGTTGGTGCACCAGACCACCGGCGTCGTGCCGTTCATCGGCGCATACAGCGTGATCGCTCCGGTCGTCTCCCAGTCGGCTGCCGTGGGCGGCCCGGCCGTCCGCGCCCGCACCAGTGTGAAGTCCACCGACTTCGTCCCCGCCGCGCTGCCCTGGCCGTAGAACGTGAACGCCGCGTTATCCGCGTTGGCCACATTCACCGCCCGGCCCACGCCGAGGCAAACGCCGTTCGCGCCCACGCTGTTGGTTGGCGGCCCCGCAAACACCACCGCGTTCGCCACCGCGTTGGTCATGTTGAAGCTGTCCGCGTGCGCCAGCGCGCAAGCCAGCCACAGCACGGCCGCCACCACCATCAGCAGCCCCAGGCGCGCGAAGCCGGCCTTCTTGCCGTCCGCACCCGTGGCGCCCTTGGTGTCCTTGGTGTCCTTGTCGGCCGGCTCGGGCCTCTCCGCCACCTCCGCCGCCGCGTTGCTCTCGCAAGCCTTCAGGTGATCGCGGATGCTCTCCGCCCTCGGTCCTGTTGCCTTGCTCTCCACCAGTGCCGCCAGCGCGGCCTGTATCGCTACTAACACTTTCTTCATTTTGATTTGGTCTTTCTTGGAAGTGCCCGGCCGGGTTTGCTCTCAAAGGCCCTGGCCTGGCTCAGTTTTAATTCAAGGTTCGATGTTCAACGTTCGATGTTTCCGGCTTATTGACTCGTCAGCACCAGCCCGGCCCGCTTGTCGCCCAACCCGGCGCCGACCATCACTTCCATCCGCATCTCGGCGTAGCCGCCCGTGTGGTTGACATACTCCACCAGCAGCACCGTCAGCCCCGTCTCGGCGTCCGTCACCTGCGTCACGTTCCCGTAGCTGCTGCCAGGCAGCACCTTCGAGTAATCGTTCGGCAGCCGGCTGATCGCAATCAGCGCGTTCTTCTGCAGCGCGATCCCCACCCGGTTGTTCGTCGAGGGAAAGTCCGGCGCCTCAATCGGCACGAACTTGCTCATCTTCGGCAGCTCCCCCTCCGTGATGATCTCCGGGTTGCGCTGCGCCGCCCACCAGGTGATCAACGACGGGTCCTTGCCCACAGCCGCGTAATACGCGCTGTTGAGCAGCAGTGCCCGGTCGTGCAGCGGCACCTCGTTCGGGTTGAAGATCGCGTTCAAGTCCACCACGCAACTGCGCGCAAACTCGTTCACCCCCTTCGCGTAGGTCGCGTAGGCCACCGGCACCTTGCCCGCCACCACCGCCGCATACCCGTTGAAGTTCGCCGCCGTGCACAGCGCGTAAAGCTTCGCCACGTAGTAGCTGGCCAGCGCGTAGCTCATCGCCGGCGCCTGCTCGTCAAACAGCCGCCGCACCGTGCTCGCCAGCGTGTCCGCGTCGAACACCACCGGCACCCCCACGTGCTCGTCAATGCTGTTGTTCACGTCCGTGGTCGTCGCCGCGCTCGCCGTCTTCCAGCCCTCCGGCCGGCCGTCCGCGCCCTTGGTCGCCGAGTACGTCTGCACCGCCGGCTTGCTCACGATCCGCGTGTTGATCAACTGGCCCTTCATCGCCGGCTGGTCGCTGAAGTCCGTGTAAATCGCCTTGAACATCGGATAGTTGATCCGGAAAAACTCCAGCGTGCGCTGCACGACCAAAGTCCCCGTCAACGTCCCGATGGTGTCGGCGGCCGTCGCCGCCTCCAGCGCCCCCTGCATCGCGTGCAGCGGCATGTTCAGCACGTCCGCCTTGCCCGACACGTCGCGCGCATACAACGCGCTCATCTCCTGCGACAGCTCCCGGCGCGCCGACAGCGCCACCGAGTCCATCCCCCGAATCCCCCGCCCGCGCGTGATCATCTGCCCCAGCCCCTTGATGACCATCGCGGCGCCGTCTCGCGCCTCCACCCGCGTGCGGTCCTGGCGGGCATCGGCCGACTGCGTGATCCGGCCCTGCAGCGCCTGGTTGGCTTCCATCGCTTCCAGCGCGGAGATCATCTCAGGCTTCTCCGTGCACCAGTTGGTCCACTGCGCCTGTAGCTCCGTGTTCTGCGCCGGGAGGACGCCCCGGCTGACAGCCTTGGCCACCGCCGCCTTCGCGTCGGTCTCCTTGCGCTGCTGCTCGCGGGCCTCAAGCTGCGCGTTGCGGAGCTGGGCCTCGGCGAGCTGGACCCCCAGCCGGCTCGAATCCAACTGCGCCTCGCGGGCCTGCAGTTCGGTGGCCGCTGCCGCGTCGCCACTGCGCGCCTTGAGCGCGGTCACTTGTTGCTCCAGGGTTTTGTGATTGGCTTGGAGCGTCGCCAACTCTTGTGTCAGTTGCTCGATTGTCTTCTTCATACTCTCTCTTTCTTGTTGGTTTGCTACGCCCCCAGCCTCCAGGCCGTTGGCCCCCGAAGCACACGCCCCGGGAAATTGTTGCGCTTCGCGCGCCCACAGCGGCGCGTTCTCGTGGAAAGCCGGCTCATTGGTCAGCCCGCCCATGTTCAGCCCAGCCTTCGGGTTGCACACGATCTGCGCCGGCTTCTTCTTCACGTCGTCTACGTGGAACACCATGCTGAAGCCGCGATAGTCTTTCCCCTCCACGGCTGTCGTGCCGGCTGCGCTCGGTTCGGTGCGCGCATGCAGCCCGCCCGTCGTCGGGTTCCAGTAAAACTCGGTCGGCCAGGCCGTCGCCCTGGTCTCATCCTTTTTGTGGTCAAACCCGAAGTAGGGCTTCTGCTTCGTCCGCTCGGCCACTGCCGTTAATTGCGCGTTAAGCGCCGTCGCGGAGGCGGGGGTCACATCGACCACCACCACCAGCGGCTTGCCATTCTGCGTCAGGCACACCTGCTGTTGCCCGCCCGCCATCACCATGAAGTCCGCCAGCGACGACGGCGCCGGCACCATCGCCCGCGCTTCCAGCGCATCGTCTACGATCAGCACCTCGGGTTTGGATATTGGATCGCTCATGTGGTCTTTGCTCTCTTTGTGGTTGTCTTCTCCGTCAGCCCCGTGAACAGCGCCGCGATCATCGTCTCGCCCAGTGCCTGGGCCGACTTCGGCAGCGCCAAAATGTCCTGCTTCAACTGATCCAGCCGTGCCCGGAACGCCGCCTCGCGCTGAATCAGCACCCGGTCATCCTCAATCCTGAGCAGCGCCTCCAGCTCCTCACGCACCACCTGCAGGTCGTACGCAATCGCCGCCGCAAAATGGTCCATGCCGCTTTCTTCCAGCTCGGGTGATGGCCTCTCAGATTTCAGATTTCCGATCTCCGATTCCCGCGCCTCAGCCCCAGCCTCCGGCTTCTCAGGTTTCAAATCTGGGATTTCAGATTCCGTCTTTCCGGGCGTCTGGCTATTCGTATCCTTCCCCGTCCCTGGTGTCCCTGGTTGTCCCTGTTCGACGTTCGATGTTGGATGTTCGATGTTGGCCCCAATCACATCCTGCTCGCTGTCCCGGATCAGCTCCCCGCCCACCAACTGCCCGCTCGGCGCCATCACCGGCACATACGGGTCTTCATACTCCTCATTCACTGGCAGCCCCGAATCCCTCACCATCTGCTTCAGGTCGCTCAAATTAGCCAGCACTGCGCTCAGCGTCGCGTGCTGTGACCAGTTCTGCAAAATCGACCGCTTGAATTCCAGCGTCCCAACCTCCTCAGCATCCGCGCAAAGTAGCGGCCGCTCGTTCTCGTCGCCGTAGTTGAGCACCAGCAGCGAGGGAATGAGCTGGTTGTTGAGCACGTCCGCCACGTAGCCGCACGCCGCCCGGCAAATCTTCGCCTCCACCCGCTCATGCACTTCGCCCTGGCTGCGGCTCCCAGCGTCCTGGCTGACGTCGGAGGTGAGCGTCTGGCCCAGCACCAGCAGGTCGCAATTCTTGTCCGCCCGGTCCAGCATGTTGTCCGCAGGACCGTTGCCGCCCACTTGCTTGCTCTCCTTCAGCTCAAGCTGTGTCCCGGCAGGGAACGCCGCCCAGGCGTTGCTCCCCATGTTCTCCAGCATCGAGCAGATCGAGTCGATGGTCGCCTGCGGCGCATTCGGATCGTAGTTGGCCCAGCGAAACGGCAACTGCCAGAGCTGCGCCAGGTTGAGCAGCCAGTCCGCTGAGAAATTCGCCGCGCACCACCACCAGCAGAGCGCCCGCAGCCGGGCCGCGCCCAGCGCGGTCCCGCTCTTCGCCTTGGCGATCCCCACCAGGAACTTGTGCTCCGGGAATGGCGCCACCCGCGACGGCATCGGCTGCGACGTCGTTGTGGTCCAAACACCAGGTGTCAGCGTCGCGCTACCCTGTGCCAGCTCCAGCCGCAGCCCCAGCTCGCCTTCCATCGACCAGGCCACGCACGTCGGGTGCGCCCAAAACGTCGCTCGCGGCGCCACGATCATCCCCAGCTTGCCAGCCTCGCGGACCTCCCAGTCGGTCTCCAGCACCACCTGGCCCTTGAGCCAGCCGTCCATGATGTCATAGACCGTTCCCGGGAAAGCGTTCTCGTCAGCCGCCGCCTTGGGCCGCATGAACCGCAGCGCCGCATTCACCAGCCGCGCCCGCTGCTTCGCGCTCTCAGTCGCTGGCTCGTCTTCCTCCTGGAAGGGCCGCGCCCGCCAGCCCAGCATCTCCTGCTGGACTTCCATCTTGAGCTGGTTCGCGTTCTTGGAAAGCCGGGGCCAGGTGTCCTCCATCAGGTCGAACAGCTCCCACGCCTGGACGTGGTTGCCCGCCAGCGCCCCCCGCAACGTCATCTCTATATACTGCGGGGTGATAGCGGCGAGCTGCGGCAGGAGCCAGCGGTAAGCCGCCTGCGGCCGCAAAACCTTCGCCATCGACTGGCTGATCCCCTCCGGCAGGACCGGCGCCTTGGCCTCCAGCCTCCGGGAGGGCGACTTCTTGGCTTTGCGCCTCTGCGTGATGGTCTTTTTCATGCCGTCAATGGGGTAAGCACCCCCGTAGTAGAACTCCCACCTTTCAAAACTGCCCAAACGTGCCTTTTGACGCCGTGCAGGAAGCCCGTTAATGGCCCGTTAATCGCCTGCGTGGCGCGCCGGACGCTCCCAGCGCGGGGTAGATACGCCCCAAATCGCCCTAGGGCCAAATACGGAGCCAAACCGGGGCGCCCAGACCGGGCCTTTACGTGCGTCTCTGCCCGGTGTAGAAAGGCCCCCCGATGAGTCAATGGGATCGCACCACCGTTGGTCTGGGCAAATTGGCAACTCACGCCAGCCTCCTCGGTTGAAACTTCGGCAAATGAGCCGTCCGGCGCCCGCCTACGCCCCCTCCCATATAGATACCCGTCGTGCTGGTTAGCGCCCCGGCCGTCGACCGCAGCGCCCGCAGCGCCAGCTTCGTCGAGTCAAACGAGTCGCCATGCCGGCCGCTAGAATCGGGCTCGCACACGAACTGCCCCTTTTCCTTGCGAACCAGGCGCCAATCCTCCCGGAGGTATCGCTCGGGCGGCAGCGTCAGGTGGTTGTCGTCCAGCTCCGCGACCAGCTCGCCGCCGAGAAACTGCTTCATGGTGATCGGTTCATCCTGCCCTGGCACCTCGATGGTCTCGCTGCCGATGACCAGCTCGACCGGAACTTTGCCGCCCAGTTCCTTGCGCACTGTCTGGGCGAAATAGCGTTCATTGGTCGCGTCCACGCACAGCCGGCGCGGCTTGCTCGCCTCCACGATCAGACGGCACCGTTCCAGCGCCACGTCCGGATCAGACACCTTCCAGACCAGCACCGCCCGTGCGACCAGGTCATTCCCGATCTGCTCCAGCACCGTCACGCTGCTGGGATTGGAAGTCTCGCTCGTCGTCGTCGCCAAATCCCATCCCACCCCCACTTTGCTTTCTGCTTTCTGCTTTCTGCTTTCCTCCGCCACCCACTTCACCGCCTGGTCAAACTCCAGATCGCTATTCACCTGGAACAACTGGCACTTCCCGATCCCCCTCCGCTGCGCCGTGTCGAGTTGCAATAGCCCGCAAGCGGCCGTCCCGCCCAGCACAAACCGGCAGCCGTAGTTCCGGTCCCACGCATCCTTGTCATGCGCCTTGCCCCGCGACTCCTCCGGAGAGAGCGGCGCGCCCGTATCGTCGTCATACAGGGGCACTCCATCCGCAAAAGCATCCCACGCCGTAATCCGCAGCACCCACACCCCCAGCTCGCTCCGATACCAGTTCCCCTTCGGGTTGACCGGCAGCTCCGCCCCAATCGGCGGCGCCAGCAGCTCAAAGCTATAGTGCGTATCATCCGGTGGCGGCGTCGTAGTATATATGCAGCGGAACTCCGGGTTGCTCGCGATGATCGGCATCACCGCCTCCACCACCTCGCGAAACTGCTTCACGCGCCCGACCTCATCGAGCACCAGGTCGCCCGTCTCGCCGACCGCCGACGCGTTCAGCGCCACCACCTTCGTGCGCGAATACACCGTCCGCGAGTGATACAGCCGGAACTCCAGCCGGCACGCCTCGTAAAGCTCGGCCCAGTCATCCGCCGAAAACACTTGTGTCCCTTCCGTCCCTTTAGTCCCTCGCTCCGCGTCCACGGCCTGCAGCAGCGTCTCAGCCTCAGCCGCCTGGGCCGCGATCATGCGGAACGCCTTCTGCATCGCCTCGGCCTCCTTCCGCACAATCTCGCGCCCAAGGTCCAGCTTCACGCTCCCGAACACCACCGTGTGTCCCGGCCGCTTCATCATCTTCTTGAGCGAGATGCGCGAGGCAATGGTGGTCTTCCCAAACTGCCGCCGTGCCAGCAACCCGCACACGCGGTGCAGTTCCACCCCCCGTTCAAACTCCCGCTGCCCAGCCCTCACCCGAAACCCTTGCGTCCCTTGAGTCCCTTGAGTCCCTTTCCCCATTTCAGATTTCAAATCTCCAATTTCCGATTTGGAAGAAACGGGCGCAGCGGCCGAAGGAACAGCCGCCGCGCCCTTGGGGGCGTGGACAATGTTGCCGGCTGCAGTCGTGCCTCTGTCAGGGCTTGCTGCTTTAGCGGTTTGGCCAACCTCCGCTTCGCCAGCCGGCGTGGCGGGCCTATGCGGTGCGTTTCGTTTTGAGTTCGTGGCCATCCGTGAAATCAATTTCAGCGTTTCTGCTTTCAGCTTTTCAGCGTTTCCCCTCCCCAGTCCTCCCCAAACATCAGCGCCCCCAGCCGCTCGATCTTCGACGAGTTGCTCTCGGCCCCGGCCGCAATCGCCTTGGCCTGTTCGTCGGCATACCACTTGAGGAACAGCTCGCACGTCTCGCGCATGAACCGCTGCCAGGCCAGCGCCCGGTCCTTGTCCCTGCCCTCCTCGCGGTGGAACGCGACCAAATGCGTCAGCAGCAAGTCGAGCTGCTTCATCGCCTCCGGGTTGGCGGTCGCCTGCGTCGCCAGCATCGCGGTCAGCACCTTCAGCCGCGCCATGATCTGCTGCAGCACCGGGGCTGGATTCTCCTTGAGCGCTTCGTCGATACGCTTGGTCTGCTGCGCCCCGGAAGTGATCTGCTCCAGGAACTTGTCCTCGGCTGCCTTCGCTCGCTGCGCTTCCCACCACTGCGACAACCGTCCAAGCGACACCGAGCACCCATCCAGCCGCAACTGCTCTTGCGCCTCTTTGAGCGACTTGCCTGCGAGGAACCACTCCGTCAGCCGTTCGGCATGCGGGTCCAGCTTGCTTGGCTTTGTCTTCATTCAGCATTTAGCCTTTAGCCTTTAGCCTTTCAGCGAAGCTTCCTCGCCTGGTGGATTCCCTTATCCGTCAGCGTCCAGGTCCTCTCCTGGCTGAAATCGTCGGTCGCCCCCTGGATGTAGCCTGCGGCTTCACAGTCCTTGATGGCCTCAGCCACATCCCCATCGGTCGGCCGCTCCGGCCGCGCATGCGCCTGCACCGCGCTCACCAGCGGCTTCTCCGGCATCGGCATCCCGTCCCAGGCCGCCAGCACGACCAGCACCGCTCTCTTTAGCTTCGATCTCATTCGTGGTAATCCGTGTAATCCGTGTCTATCCCTTCTTCAGCTCCCCGCGCACCTCGCTCACCTCAGCCAGAATCTCATTCAGCCGGTCGTGTATCTTCGTCGTCCGGTCCTCGTCGTCCCGGCTCAGGCGCCGCTCCATGTCGCCCATCTCGGCGCGCACCTTCACCAGCTCGTCGGCCACGGCCGTCCGCATCGACTTCACCTCGTCGTAGATTTTTCCCCGCGACGCCGCGAAGTCCTTGGCGTCCTGCACCCGCATCGTGTTGAGGCCGCTCAGGTTCTGCTCGGTCAGCGCGTGCAGGCGGGCGCACTCGGCCTTGGTCACATACTTGTCGGCAGCCTCTCGCTGCACTTCCCCCGGCGCCGGCTTGTCCTTGATCCGGTCCACGATCTTCATCAGTTGGTTCACCAGCCCGGCCAGAAACGCCGCGCACGCCAAAAACCCGGCAATCGTCACCGGCACCGATTCCGCTGCCGCGCTCGCCACCGCATGAGCTGTGTTCGTCATCGTTGTTACTCCTTCGTGATGATCAGCTCCCCAAACCGCACGTCGCTGTGCGTCCGCACGTTGCACAGCCGGTTCTGCGTGCTCACCGGCCTCACGGCGCAATCGGCAAACAGCTTCCGGTTGAACGGTGAGTCGTCCACCGTCGCCATCCACTTGCCCTTCAGCCCGCGCAGCCGGCCACGAAACTCCCGCATGTGCTGCTCACTCCAGCCGTCGTAGGCTTTGGTCTTCGCGTTGAGGTAGGGCGGATCGAGGAAGAAAAAGCTGTCGCGGCTGTCGTAGTTCTCCAGGCAGCGCTCATACGGCAGGTGCTCGACGACGACCTTGTCCAGCCGCTTGTTGGCCTGGCGGATCAGCTCGTCCATCCGCCCGTGGTCGAAGGCCACGCCGCCGCCCGTCGTCTTGGCCACGCCGAAGCTGTGCATGTTCCCGCCGAACGAAGTCCGGTTCACCAGGAGGAACCGCGCCGCACGCTGCAGCTCGGTGATGCCCGGCTGCGCAATGAAGTCGTGCAGGTTCGTGCGCGAGGCAAACAGCCAGTCCAGCTCGCCCATCAGCGCCGGCAGATGGAACTGCAGGTTGCGATACAGCGCGACCAGGTCGCCGTTGGCGTCGTTGACGATCTCGACCTCGGAGCGCGGCTTGGCAAACAACACCGCCAGCCCGCCCGCAAACGGCTCGCAATAACACACATGCTCCGGGATCGCCGGCAGGATATGCTTCAGCATCCGGCTTTTGCCGCCCGGCCAACGCAGAATGGGACGCACACGGCTCACAGCCCGCTCCTCCTCCATCGCTGCATCGTCATGAAATACTGCAGGTGCTGCTGGTCGATGATGAACGTGTTCGTCCCCGTCGCCCTAATCCCATCATCCGCCTGCAGCGGCGGAATGAACCGCGCACCATAGACGGCAATCAGCCCGTTGTAGCGCCGGCAGGCAGACTCCGTAATCAGCCCCCGCCCATCCACCAGGTAGCCGATGAATCCCGAGTTCTGATTCGTCCCGTCCCAGCTCGCTACCGTCTCGCGCACCGGCTCGGGCGCCACGGTGGACGCGCACCCGCAGGTTAGCAGCAGCCAGAAAAACGCTCCCAGCAAAGCCGCCATCGCCGCCAGGTCGATGATGTCGCGCCGGTTATTCCGCCAGTTCATTGCGCGTTGCCTCCACGTCCTGTTTGGCGATCGCCGACCTGGCCCGGGCCGCCGCGTTGACCTCGTTCTGCGCCGCTGCCGCCTTCTGCATGGGCGCCGAGTTCTTCAGCTCCAGCCGCTTGGTCTGGAATCCGAAAAACTCCTTCACCGCCGCCAGCGCGTTCGCGATCAGTCCAACGATGTCCATGCTTGCTTCTCGGCCTTCGGGTTTCGGATTTCGGGTTTCCGGCTAGCCCGGTGGCAGCCCCGCCTGGATCGCGTTGCCCAGCTCCGTCAGCACCGGCCTCAGCCACACAACCCTGTCCACCTGGTTGCCCACCACCTGCGAGGCGAACGCCTGGTAGATCGCCAGCCCGGCCTCCTCCGCCAAAATCGCGTTCTCGTTCCGCAGCTCCCGGATGCTGATGCTCGACAACGACGCCCGGATCATCGCCGGGTCCACCGCCCCGCTCGACGTCACCGCCCGCAGCACAATCACCGCTTGCTGAAAATACGGCTTCGCATTCCCGTCCTTCGCGCACGCCACGCTCACCAATCCCGGCACCACCGCGTTGATTCCCGTGATCACCGCGTTGGTGTCCAGCATCGAAATCGTCTGCGTCTGTCCCCCAGGCGTGGTGGTGGTGGTCGTGGTGCAGCCGATAAACGACGCGCACGGCGCGCCGACGATGAGGAGCACGGCTCCAATTCGAGTGATAGTCTTCATGCTTGTGTCATTTGGGTCCTTTGGTCCCTGCTTGTTTGTTGGTTTTTGAGTCGGAGAAATTCCGTCAGCGTCGGCAGCTTGATGCTGGTCCCCAGGTCCAGGCCGAAGTGCAGCAGCCGATACCACCGCGCCCCCAGCAGCCCTTCAAACATCCGGTCATCCTCCACGTCGGGACTGGCTGCCGCCTCGGCCATCGCCGCCGTCAGCTTGGCCTGCACCCGGCTGTTGAATGGCTTCACCGCCAGGCGGATGGCCCCAACCCAGGTCACCACCGTCGCCAGCCAGCCAAACTTCCCGCTCAGTAAATCCAGCAGTGGTTGCAGTTCGCTCATGCTTCTTCTTGGAAAGAAGCCCCGGCCAGCCCCGTCGCGAAAGTGCGACCAACTTTTGCGGAGGGGAAACATGACCCGAGCTCCAAATTGTGGGACTCAACACGAGCGCCGAGCTTTGTGCCTCGCGCTTCATTCGCTCTGCTTGGATTCGGAGACCGCAGTTCTATCACGCCCGCAAAACTAGCAAGGCGCATTTTGCCGCCGCGGTAATCTCCTTTTCCCCTGCCCGGCCACGCCGCTTTTAATCCCTCCCCCGGCAAGCGTCAACACCAAAAATCAAAAGCCCGGCGCAAGGCCGGGCTCCGTATGAATCCGTGAAATCCCTGTCTCCTATTGATTCTTCCCCGCGATCTTCCCCAGTCGCACAAAGATGCCCGCCAGCAACCCCAACACCACCGCCGCCACGACGAGCACCCATGACACAAACCCATATTGAGCCAATGCCACCGCCAGGCACAACGGCGCCAGCCACCAGTAGCGCACCATCGGCGAGCGCGCCGCATGGCGCCGCCAGAACCCTATCTTCACATCCGGCACAAACCTCACCCCGCAGCTCGGGCACTCGATCCCGGCGCGGGCGTCCGCTTCCTCAGCCCGTCCGGCCTCGCCGCACCTGGGGCACTCAACCTTTACGTTCATTCCCTTTCCCGCCTTTCCGCCTTCGCTGTTTATCCCTCCACTCCAGCTCGCTCAACAGCCAAATCACAAACATCCCCAGCAGCACGCACACCGCCCCGCCAAAACCCTTCTCATCGCCGCTTCCCATAATGGACCTCGGGTGGCTTCACCAGCTTTAACATCGATTCCACCGCCTCCAGAATGCGCTGCCGCTGTTCTGGCTCCAATCGGTCGAGTTCGGCCACCAGCTCTGAAGCCCACGGCGCCAGTCCTGCTCCATACCACTCCTGCTTGCTCTGCGTTGTGATTGCCTCTGGATTCTTCTGCGCGATTACCAGCTTGAGCAGATTCAACCTCGAATCCCTCGGCACTATCGTCCCCTTCTTGATCTGAGAAATCGCGCTCTCCGAGATGCCGGTTTCCCGCGCCGCATCCGCCGCGCTCCAGCCGGCCATCTCTATTAGCCGCATGAATTCCTTGTTTTTGGCGTTCAACTCAACCCCCAGCCATATGCAAAAATTTCTTCACTTTCTCGTTGACGACTTTAGCTACTACAGCTTAAGCTACTTAAGTTACGTAAAATAATGTAGCAGAAACCAGATGACCGTCAACGTAAAAAATCTAAAAAGGTTGTGCTGGACGCGAGGCATCTCCGTAACAGACCTCGCCTCCCGGCTCAATCGCACCCGCACCATCCTCTATCGTGCGATCCACCACCCGCAGGAATACCCTTCGATCATCAAGGAGATCATCCATGAACTCGAAAACACCACAATCAAATGCTCCCACCCCGCCTGCCCTAATCGATGAGCTGGTCGAGCTGATCGTCACCGCTCTGCCCGACTCGCTTCAGCAGCGCCGCCGCCTGCTCACGGCCTTGCTCGGCGTCTTGCCGGAAAACTATCTCCACCGTGACCACATTATGATGATGCTCCACAACCTGGATCACCATGACCAACTCCAGCGCGACCTCCCCGGCCTCAGATTCCGCGACGGCAAAAACCACTAGCCCACTCATGCCCGCCACACAACCGTAAATGCCCTCGGCAACCCAACTCTCGCTGCCCCGTATCGCCCGCGTGAAATACGTCGCCCCCACGATGGAGCTGGGCACCGCTCGCGGCGTCCTCCAGCACCACGCACCCGGCATCACCGAAGACCAGGTCCGCGAGCTGATCGAGCGCGGCGCCTTCTGGGCCTGGAACGTCGCCGAGGATGCCGATGGCAAATACCCCGAGCTTCGCCTCCTCACCGCCAGCCTCGCCGCATTCTGCACTCCGCAATCCGCCCTCGCCGATTTGATGGATGATCCCTACGCCCTGGCCAAACCCGTCCCGGCCACCGCCGAGCTGGCCGTCGCCAACCTCATGGATCACGTTTCACGGTTCACCCTTCAGCGAACCCCGCACCCGCTCATCACGGGCGAGCAGGTGAAGCTTCTGCTTTGCATCCGCCGCACCCTCCTGATCCGCCTGGTCGCCAGCAAAGCGCTGCCCCAGGCTCCCGGCACCCAATACCGCACAGGCCCCCGTGGCTACCCACTGATCCGCCGCCAGGACCTCGCCGCTTTCCTCGAAGCAAGACTCGTATGTTAACCCACAACACCCTCCTTCCAGCAAAAGCGACACGCGTGTCGCATTTGAGCAAAGTCCCAAAACTCCGCCACGGCGGCGATGAAGAGCGCGCCGCTCAGCTCGATACCTACATCTCCCGCGCCGAGTCCGGCCTGGTCTCCATCATCCAGGCCGGCTTCTTCATCGAGTGCATTACCGCCGACCTGCCCCACGGCCAGATCGGCTCCTGGGTGGAAACCTGGTGCAAGCACCGCACCTGGCGCACCGTCCAGCGCTGGCAGCAGATCGCCGGCAAAGTGGGCGAGGAAGTCCTCGGCCTAAAATACGAGCAGCGCATCCGCCTCCCCATCAAGCTCTACGAGCTGCTCGACCTGCCTATCGAACAGGTCCCGGACAAGGTGAAGCCTCTCCGGGAAAAGCTCGATGCCGAGATCTCCGGAAAGTCCTACCGCCAGCTCTTCCTCAGGTTCAGCCAGTCCGACGACGGTGAGAGCCCCAAGGTCGGTCGCCGCAAGGGCAGCGACGGCAACCCAAAGCACAAGCGCGATGCCTTCGAAGCCCGCACCGCCGAAGAGCAGCGCGAAGTGGACGAGCAGCTCTGCCACAAGATGGGCGCCTGGCTCAAGGCCGTTGCCAACGACGCCCGCGCCGGCCATCCCGATTTTTGCCAGCAGGCCCTCGCCGCCCTCCACGGCGGCGTCGAGTCCTTCAGCAGCTACCTCCGTTCGAAAAAACACACCAGGTAAGGAGCATCATGAACCAAGCAACTGTTCCATGTGAAACAATCTCAGCGCCAGAGACCCCCAGCCAGTTGGCCATCGAAACTCAGGGGGATAATACAGACGCCTGCAATGCCGTCTCATCTCTGGCGCCCCTTCCCCTCGTAAATCGTAAATCGGAAATCGTAAATGCTCCGGTCGCCCTCACCACCATCGCCCCCGCCGAGTGCCTCGCGGTGGACCCCGTCCAGCCGGTCCTCGACGTCCCCTCCTATCTCGAAGACCGCGAAAAGAGCAAGGTCGCCATCGCGCACTTCGCCGACGAGCCCGCTCTCTTCCAGACCCTGCCCGACAAAATCAAGACCGAGCTGCGCGGCCTCCTCGGCGTCAAGCCCGGCAAGGGCGCTTACTCTGCCGTTGAACGCCGCGTTAAAGACGGCTTAAGCGTCACCAAAGCCTGCGCTGAAGCTTACGCCGCCTTCTCCAACGTCGTCTGCACCCGCCTCGCCCAGTTCCGCGCCAACTACGACCTCTACGCCAGGACCGGCGACTGGGTTGCCCTGGTCAACCGCGCCAAGGCCGGCATCGAGTGGCAGGTCAAAAACGTCGGCCTCCCCGAACCATTCCTCAAATACGTCGAGCAGCGCCGCGCCAGCTTCCGCCGTGGCGACGGCATGCAGCAGGCCATCATCTCCATCCAGACCCAGTGGCAGACCGGCCTCACCCCCAAGGGCATTCTGGAGGCAATCCCCGGCTACGACGACGGATGGACAAACCGCAATCCGCACCTTCTCCCCAAAGGCTGGCACCATACCAACATCCGCCGCCAGCTCGCCAAGCGCGGCAACCTCACCGCCCCCGTCACCAACCTGATCCAGATCAGCACCGCCGCCGCCAAGGAGCTGCTCCCCCGCCACCTCACCTCCCGCAACGGCCTGCGCTTCCTGGAGCGCGTAACCTTCGACGACGTCCGCACCGACTGGCTCATCTTCGACACCGAGAGCGGCCAGCCCTGCGAGCTGTGGATCCTGGTCGCCCGCGACCACGCCACCGCGATGGTGCTGGGCTTCGTCATGCACCCCTGCGTCGTCCGACCCGATGCCTCCGTCAGCCGGCTCGGCCTCAAGCAGATGAAGCAGCTCGTCGCCTGGATTCTGGAGCGCTACCCGCTGCCCCCCTACGTCAGCCACTGGACCATCGAGCGCGGCACCGCCACCATCAGCGAGGGCGACGGCGCCATGCTCGCCGAACTGCTGCCCGGCCAGATCGAGCTGCACTACACCAGCATGATCGGCGGCACCAGCCCCACCGGCTACAAAGAAAAGAAGACCGGCAACTCCACTGGCAAGGCCAGCCACGAGAGTCACAACCGCCTGCTGCACACCCAGAGCTGCTTCATTGAAGGCCAGACCGGCAACCGCTGGGACATCCGCCCCGCCGACCTGCAGGCCCGTTGCGACGAGGCCGTCGAAATCTGGGAGATGCCTCTTCCCGAGCACCTGCTCAATAAGAAGCGCTATCCCCTCCTGCTTCCCCACCAGGCCCGGCAATACCTGATCCAGTTCTGCCTCGCCCAGAACTTCCGCACCCAGCACGCCCTCGAAGGCTTCGAGCAGCTCCTGGAGTGGTATGACCCCGCCAACCCCGCCGCCGGCTGGCGTCCCCAGAACACGTTCGTCCCTGGCATCCCTGGCGTCCTTTTCCGAAAGCGCATGGAATCCCCCGTCGAGCGCGCCATCCGCCTCATGCACCCCTACACCGGCCAGTGGAAGAAGTGCCCCCCCGACGTCATCATCACCTTCCTCTCGCACCGCGCCCGCCAGGTCACCCTCAAGGCCAGCGGCGAAATCCAGTTCACCGTCGACGGCACCAAGTGCGTCTTCGCCCCTCCCTTTCCACCCTCAACCCTCAACCCTCAACCCTCAACCTCTTTACTCGGCTACCACTCGCCCGACGACCCCAGCTTCCTCCACGTCACCGATGGCCAGGGCCGCGTCCTCGGCACCTGGTTCCGCCGCGCCCGCCTCGGCTATCAGGATCAGGAGCTGTTGGAACAGGCCATGCGTTACACCGCCGCCGCCCTCGCCCAGGTCAACGAGAAGGCTGCCACCCTCACCGCCCCCGAGCGCGCCGGCCTCCAAGACATGCGCAACCACAACCAAGAGTTGGCCGAGCGCGCCGACGCCTTGGCTATTGGCGATGGGCTATCGGCTATTGATCGCGGCCCCGACTACAACGATGTCGCCAGCTCTTGTGTCCCTGCCGTCCCTGCCGTCCCTTCCAACCTTCCCAGCACCGTCGCCCGCGCCATGGCCGCCATCCCGCGCGAGCGCCAGCGCCACGCCGACACCCAATCCGCCGACGAAGCTTTAGCCGCGTCCCTCGACGCCATCTAACCCTGCAACCATCAACCGCGTAAATCGTAAATCCGAAGCATCCTATGAACTCATTCGCCGAAAAATCCCTCCCACCGCAGGACCGCGACGAAAAGCCCGCCGCCGATCCCCAGCTCATCACCGCTTTGCAGGCCACCGGCCTGAGCAACTCCGAGATCGGCAAAGGCATCGGCTACAGCTCCGGCTACGTCAGCCAATACCTAAATCATAAATTCCCCGGCGACCTCCCCGCCATCGAGCAGCGCATCCGCGAATTCCTCCGCGACCGCAACATCACCCGCGTCTCCGGCGTCGCCACCGTCGAAACCGAAGTCTCCCGCTTCCTCTGCCGCAAGCTCGAAGAAGCCCGCCTCAACCGCGCCCTCGCCGTCATCACCGCCCCGGCCGGCACCGGCAAAAGCCGCAGCCTCGGCCTCTACCTCTCCACCCACACCCTCGCCATCGCCTTCCGCGTCACCGCCATGCACACCGGCCTCTGCGCCCTGGCCGATGACCTCTGCCAGGCCGCCGACATCCAGCCCCAGCGCCGCCGCCGCAAGAACGCCAAAGGCCCCGCCGAACCCCGCAAACGCCGCTGGGACATGATCGTCGAAAAAACCACCGGCAGCGACCGCCTCCTCGTCGTGGACGACGCCCACGAGCTAGGCCCGCGCGCCCTCCAATGCTGTGTGGACTACCACGAGGTCACCGGCAACCCCGTCGTCCTCCTCGGCCTGCCCGACCTCAAAAAGCGCCTCCTCCGCGACGCCCGCCGCAGCAGCCGCGCCGATGAAGCCCCAGACATCCCCATCAAAGACCCGCGCCCCCTCGTCGAGCACCTGGTCAAAGAACTCGCCCCCGACGCCAACGGCGAACGCGACCAGCTCATCAGCCTGTGCCTGCAAGTCGTCGCCAAGCCCGGCGCCTTCCGCGCCGTCGAGAAGCAGCTCCAATACGCCGCCCGCGCCCGCAAGAAGAAGCCCAGCCTAACCTGGATCGAAGCCTTCCGCGCCGCCCACCTCCGCTTGCTCCGCAGTTACACCCTCAATTAACGCCCCACTTAACCCCCAACAAAACGCCTCCAATGACCACAAAATTCAAATCCGCCCCGGTCATCCCGGTCATGAGCAAACGGCGCTACGACGACGTCGAGCGCATCACCAACTGCACCATTCACGAAATGGTCTTCGCCCTCCAGCACCTCGACCAGGCCCTCGACAGCGGCAACCCTGTTGACGACGTGGAAGACTCCCTCAACTGCCTCACCACCGCCGGCTGCAACATCGACACCATCCAGCAGATGATCGTCGCCGCCAAGCTCGCCGCCGAAAAACGCCAGGAGGCCCCATGAGACCCCGCGTCACCAGCGTCTGCAGCCTCTGCCGCCAGATCATCGGCGAAGACCATCGCCCCACCGGCCGCTACCCCATCAACCCCAACGCCCCCGGCCTCAGCCACGGCCTCTGCCTCGCCTGCGCCCCCGGTTACTGCGCCAGCATGGGCCTCTCTGAATCCGAGACCGCCCGTATCATTAACACCTTCCTTCAGGGAGGTGCGTCCGCAACAAAGAAACCCCAAACCGCTTCGGCGGTTTCCCCCGTTAACTACGTTACCTCCTGTTAAAACCTATGAGTGAAATCACCCTCGCCATTATCGAAGCCGGCGCCAAAAAGCACGCCGCCCACCGCAGCGACCTCAAGCACCTGGTCCAGACCCTCAACGACCAGGTCGAAGCTATCAAGCGCGCCGCCCTTCCCGACATCAAGCGCGCCGTCGCCCGCGCCGCCGGCAGCGCCAATGACCTGCGCGAGATCATCGCCCAGGTCCCCGGCCTCTTCGTCAGGCCCCGCACCGTCATCTTCCACGGCATTAAGTGCGGCTATGAGAAAGGCAAGGGCAAGCTCGTGTTCCAGGACGGCGACCGCGTCTGCGCCCTGGCCCGCAAGCTCTTCCCCGAAATGGCCGAGGCCCTCATCATCACCAAGGAAGCTCCCAACAAGAAGGCCCTGGCCGAGCTGCCCGCCGCCGACCTCAAGCGCCTGGGCATCACCATCGAGGACACTGGCGACCAAATCATCGTCCGCGCCGTGGACACCGACGTCGACAAGATCGTGACGGCTCTGCTGGCCGAGGCCACCGAGACCGTGAAGGAGGCCGCATGATCCTCATCAACGAACCCTACTCCGTTTACGAGCGCCAGCTCGAAAAGGAACGCCGTCGTCAAGCTGCCCTCTGTGGGTTGCGCGTCTTCCTCTTCTGCCTCGGCTGCATCGCCCTCGGCATCTTCATCGGCTGCCTCATCCGCTTCTAGCCATGCGCACCTTCACCGTCATCACCAACCTGGACCACCGCCCCGTCGCCATCATCGGCGACTGCGATCTGATCGGCCACCAGTTCGACCCCCTCTACGCCATCCTCCCCGATAGCGCCACCAGGTCCCACGACGACCTCGCCAGCCTCTGGGAAGTCCCCTTCGTCCTCGCCACGGAAGACTGGGCCAAAGAGCAACGCAAGCGCTTCCCCATGACCCGCCCCAAAGGCCATAAACTCGCATTAATCTCCTAGCTCCCATGAAACCACCCACCAAATACCACCGCCAAACCCCGCTCAACCAGCGCTGCTCTGACAGCACTGAACTGCGCGCTGCCAAATCCTTCTTCAAAGCCGACCCACTCAACCAGTTCTATAGAGAGTGCCTTTATCGCATCTGTCAACGCCATCATCGCAAGCAGCCCCGCGACTGGCGCGCTGTCGTCGCTGCCCTCCTTGTCGTCGCTTTGGCTGCCGGCGATGCGGCTATGTCAGCCTCCCCCCCTCCGTTGCCTCCGGTTAAAAAGTCCTACAAGTCCGCCACCATCACCCAAGGCGCGGGCGCCAAAGCCCTGCTCGCCAAAGCCGCCCCCACTGTCACTCGCTACTTCGCCGTTACAGCGGTCAGCACCAACGGCCTGGAGAGCGACTACTCCAGCGAGGTCAGCGCCGCCGGCAGGCGGTTCACCCTCGCCTGGGACCCGAGTCCCAGCACCGGGATCGCCGCATATAAACTATATGCGGGCGGCGCCTCCCGGACCTACACCAACACCCAGAACGTCGGCCTGGCCTTAACCGCCCACTGGCCCCCGCCCCCCAAGACCAACCTCGTGATAACGGTCACTGGCACCAACCTCCAAAGCGCCCCGAGTCCCTTCGGCCCATGGACCGCGCTAGCCACCAACGTGGTGGCCATCACCAACCCGTCCGGTCCGCGCGCCTTCTGGCGCGGCCTGGGCGCAAAAGTAACCCACACCCGCTACTAACCATGCGCCCACGCAGCCCCAATGGCACCCGCAGCCCTTTTTGCCCGTGCGGCCAACTGCGCGAGCCCAGCGGCACCTACTGCGCCCGGCACCGCCGCGAGCGTGTCCGGCTCTATTACCTCAAAAAGCATGGCCCGCCGCCAACCCTCTCACACAATCCCGACGCCGTCCGCGCCCGCCGATCCCGGCAGCGTCTGCTCTCTTACTACGCCCGTGAACGGCTGAGCCGCAGCTCGGGCATCCCAAAAACCGAGTGGCCTTCCAGCGCTGTCATCCTCAAAGCCACTGCCCTCTTACTTAAAAGGAAAATATGGCAGAGAACATAGGCATCGACCGCGCCACGCAGGTAATCCGCCTGATTGCACTCGGCTACGCCATCAAAGAGATCGCCGACGAGCTGCAAATCAGCAACAAGACCGTCGAGTATCACTACGCGGAGGCCAAAAAAAATTTCGGCTTCGCCTGCCACGCCGACGTGACCCGCTTCGCCCTCCGCAATAAACTCATCAGCCCCGAAGAGTCTCGGCAGCAGAAGGACCCCGAGTGGCAGAAGCTCATCGACACCGAGGTCAAAGACTACCAGGGCGCCAAAACCGCCTCGCTCACCATCCTGGAGAAAGCCGCCAAAGGCCAGGTCAGCATCGCCCAAATCACCGGCTGGACCAAGGCCGTCGAAGCCCACGTCCGCCTGGTGGAATCCGAAGTCAAACTGCGCCGGATGCAATAAGGCGCTACGATGAACGCCTCCATCGAACTCCGTCTTCAGCAGCTCGAACAGCAAGTCACCGAGCTGCGCGCCATCCTCTTCCCCGTCCCCGCTGGCGATCCTCCCGAGACCGCCACCAGCAAAGTCGCCAGCATCCAATGGCTCTGTGCCCGCCAGGCCGGCATCTCCATGGCCCAGCTTCTGGGCCGCAGCCGCGAGGAGATATTCGCCTGGCCCCGCATGGCCGCCATGTTCCTCGCCCGCAAGCACACCGGCTGCCGCCTGCAAGCCCTGGGCCGACTGTTCAAGCGCAACCACGGCACCATCCTCCACGCCATGAAACGCGTCCAGGACCGCATCTCCACCGACCAACGCTTCGCCGCCGCCGTCGCCACCCTCGAAACCCAACTCGCCGCCCAACCCGCCGGAGTCTCTCAAATCTCCAATCTCAAATCCTCTCCGCCCCAATCGAATACATCGCCCACTTCATGGGCCAATTACCGAAGCTAGCAGCATTATGACCACACCCGACTTTGACATGAATCTCGTCGAGCAAGCCGCCCGAAACTTGGGCGAGCATTTCGATTGTGTCCAAATATTCTGCTCCCGTCACGAGGAGGGCGAGGCCGGCGGCACGGTCGCCGTCTGCTGGGGCGTTGGCAACGAGTTCGCCCGCTGGGGACAGGCCAAGCTATGGGTGGACGCGGAGCATCGCTCGCCCGCTGCCGGTGCGCCGCACAAAAAAGAAGGTGAGCCGTGATAACGAACATCCTCGCCTGCCAGCCTGCGCATCCCATTCCCTCATCCGTGTCCGTCCGCGACTACGTCCAGGACCGCATCTCCACCGACCAACGCTTCGCCGCCGCCGTCGCCACCCTCGAAACCCAACTCGCCGCCCAAGCCGCCTAGCCATGCAAGAAACCGACATCCAGTGGTGCGACAGCACCGTCAACCCAACCGGCTTCCAGTGTGCCGGCTGCGAGCTGTGGCTTCCGAAGCGCAAAGACGGCAAGCGCTGCTACGCTGGCCGCTGGGCCGAGCGCGTCGGTGGCCTCGGCGCCTTCAATGAGCCCGTCGAGCTGAAGCCTGGCCGCATGGCCGCTGCCGCCAAGTGGCCCGACCTGCGCGGCCAGGCCCGGCCCGAGAAGAGCTGGATTCCAAAAGAGCTTCCCCGCCTCGTCTTCATCGGCGACATGACCGACCTCTTCTGTGAAAGCGTCCCCTTCGAATATCTCCGCACCGAGGTAGTCGAAACCGTATCCAAGTGGCCGCACATCGGTATCCTTCTCACCAAGCGCCCCACGCGCCTGGTCCATTTCTCCCGCTACCTAAAGAAGCGCGGCGTCGAATGGCCCGACAACCTCTGGATCGGCGCCAGCGTCACCAGCCGAAAAACCCTCAGCCGCGTCGGCACCCTCCTCAGCGCCGCCGAGCCCTGGACCACGAAGATCGTCTCCCTGGAGCCGCTCTGGGAATCAGTCGTCGGCACCCAGGTCAAAGACATGACGGTGACCAAGGGCCTGGAGCGCTACCTCGCCCCCATCAGCTACTACGACGACGGCGAGGGCCATTCCGACGCCGAGCAGGACCATAGCGAGATAAGCTGGGTGATTACTGGGGGGGAGAGCGGCCCACACCCCAAGCCCTGCTACGTCGAGTGGATTCAGGAGATCGTCGAGCTGTGCGCCAACGCATCACTCGATGTTGATGGCGATCCCGTCCACTGCTTCGTGAAGCAGCTCGGCGCCTACTGCCTCACCCACAACGCCAACACGATGGACTGGCCCCTGTCCACGCTGCTGGACGGCGAAGGTGAAGGCGCAGCCGCCGCCCGCGCCATCATGTCCAACAAGAAAGGCGCCTCATGGGCCGAGTGGCCCGACCAGATCCAAGTCCGCCAGTTCCCAAGCCTATGAAAGAGAATCCATGCAAGTCCTGCAAGTATTGGAACTCTGAACCATTCGAGAGCGACTGCGCCGGCAATCCGATCCCGATCCAGCCTGACCGTGGTTGCTGCACCCATCGGGATTCACGGGATTTGCCAGACGGCGGCGGCATCATGCTCTGGAACGAAACATGTGAGCACTACAAGCGCCGCACCGATGGCAAGCGCTGGTTGATCGAGCGGCGCTCAGACAGGGAAATGGTCTGTCGTGACGACCGCATCACCGTCCGCTGTGTGCGCGAGTGGCTGGCGCGCCTCCCCAAAGAGTTTCAGGACGTCGAGTTTGAGACCGTGTTCGGTGGGCTGCCCGTCAACCTGAAGCGCGTCGTTGCCTATCGCGCTAAAGATGGATCGTGTAAAGGCGTTACCGTCAACGGCATGGGCAGCCACCTGCCGTTCGACGACAGCCTCGAATGGGTGCTGGTGCTTTCCTGATCGGCTATGCTCCTGACTCAACCCCAAGTTAACCGCTTCTGGTCCAAGCGCGCCGACAAACCCGGATGGCCCGTCGTGGTTGCCATTTACGGCTGGTCCACATCCGAAGCCGAGACCCAGCGCAAAGCCCTCCTGGCCCGCTGCGGTTTCACCAGCCTCACCCAGGTTGACCCCGACAAAGGCTTCACCCGCGTCCTCGAAGAAATCGCCATCTTCCTCAACGACTTAAACGGCCTCCAGCACGCCGCCCAAAACAAGCGCCGCCAGAAACTCTTCAAGATTCGTAGCTACGAGAAGTGGCTCGGCATCGCCCAGGACCGCTTCCACACTACCGACCTGGACAGCCTAACCGACCAGCAGATCGACGAGCTGCTCTGGACCTGCAGCGACCGTCAGGTCGAGCACAGGCCAAAGACCGTAGCCCGCCGCCGCCAAGCCAACGCCGCCCGCCGCAAAGCCGCCAAGCAAGACCCCAACGCCCGCCCCAGCTTCCCCGGCTTGGCTATCGGCGATCCGGCCCCCGCCTACGAAACCGACCCCGAGAAAGTCCCGTTCTGATTATGAATTCCACTACAACACCAAAACCATTCGGCTGGGAAGTCGAAGTCGAGTTCAGCAAAGGCATGATTTACGCCCCCAATTGGAAGAGCAACTGGCGCAAGACCTTTCACTATAAAGGTTCCAGTGAGGCTGCGGCAAAAGCCCGGTCCATGACGAAGAAGCACGCCCGGGCCGTCATCAAAACGACGCCCTACATGACCGAGCAGGATTACATCCGCGCCTTTGGCAACTATTGGGAAAAAGGGTTCTAGCCCATGACCTTCAACACCAATCCCAGGCCAAAGCGATGCGCCCTCTGCGAGCGGATCACCGTTCGCTTTCCGGCTTGGGATAAGAAGCGCTGGGCCTGCGCAGCGTGCTGGAAGGACTACGTAGCCTACAGACGATCATATCGCGCCGAGTTTGGTTTCTACCCATCGGTAGCCCGCTTCCGAATGGACTAAGACCCCATAAACAAAAAGTGGCCCGCCCGTGCTAGTAACACGAGCGAGCCGCGAACCGATCATGGAGATAACCCATGAACAATCCGCAACAGACACCATATCATCAAACCGTGTTCATCGTCGAAGGAATCAAGACAGCCGTCATCGTCACATCGGGGGGGGGTAAAATGACCCAGCGCCGCCGCCGATTCGAGACTCCGGAGGCCGCGCTCACCTGGTGTCGCCACAACCGAGCCGGCCTGGTATATTCCCCCGCCGAAGACCAATCCAGGAACTGACTATGCCCGACGTGAACATTGAGTTCCCCTGCAAGTTCTGCAGTGGCAAGCACACCTTGGTCCTGGAGAATGCCGAGCTGGACAAGAAGCAGCTCACCATCAAGGCCAAATCGTGGCGCTACGATAACCCCTGCGACCAGCTCGCCCAGTTCATCGTCACCCACCCCACCGTTAACCTGGTCACCGTTACCCACGGCAAATGAAGCCCGCCCAGCGCGCCCCGGTAAAGCAGCCCACCAGCCCCGAGCTGACCGAGGAGCTGCTGCGCTTCATCCAGGTGAAGTTCTACCCTGACGACCCGGTTGAGTTCACCAAGGACAAGCCGCGCCTGCTGCGGTGGGTTGTTTTCGAGTTCGCCCGCTGGCTGGAACGACGCGGCGTAACCCTGCGCCCCGCCCGCTTCCTGGAGATCATCCGGGACAACGTCCTCATGGAGGCCCTGCGCCACGGAAACACCGGCAACATCGCCTACCGTCCAGGCTACCTGCGCATGGTCGTCCAGCGCCACCTGGCCCACCACGGCGAAGAGTATTACGAGGAGGGTAAATCCATCCGGACGCTCGCTGAAACCGCCCTGTTGGCCGCACAGCGCCCCAACGTGCCGGCTCCTGATCCCATCCGCGACCTGGCCCAGGCTGACCGCCTGTTAGGCCAGGCCCTGCGTCAGAAAAAACGCCCCGTTGACGCCCCCATTAAACGCCAGCTAACCCTCCTCTAAAATGGGGTCGCACCCTTTCAATACCGCCAACCAGGCCCCCGAGTTTCCGAAACCGTCTTCCGCCTTCGCCGCTCGCTGCAAAGCACGCGCAAACCCCCGCAATTCAGCGTCTTTCAGCCCATTTTAGTCCCTTTAAGCCACCATCAGAAACCGCTTGCGCAGACTCA